TACCACCACATAATGTCGTGGTTGATGGTCATCCTGAGTTGAGCCACGAAGGTCTCGCTATGTTACCAGGCGAAGACTTTACGATTGACTTCCCAGAGGCAGGAGACTATACTTACTGGTGTGCTCCCCACAAAGGCGCGGGCATGATCGGAACAATTCATGTCTCATAATCACAACTATGAACCTATGCCTGCCTGGGTTGCCTGGGCAGGTGTAGGATTGATGATCTTTACGGTCATGATTTTTGTTATCTTCACACTTTCTGTAATGTATTTCGGATGAACCACGCTGACCACTCAACCTTTGAACACCTTATTCATATGTTTCTTTGCTGTCTTGCTGGTCTAGGTATCGGCACCCTAGCAGTCTGGGGATACAATCAAATCAAATCAAATAAGAACCACAATCCATGAGGAAGTATATCGTTACAGTAAACGATATCAAGCATGTAGTTTATTCTACAGCATCCGAATGGTTCGTACTAAATTCAGTTATTTCTCACATTCCAAATAAAAAAACATGGAGCATTTATTGGGACGGGCACTGCTGATTGTAGCGGTGCCTTTTGTTTTAACTACACTCTACTTTGGAGCAAAGAAAGGTGGATATTACGACACCGATATGTACAAAGGAAATGGAACCGCTCACTAAGAGGCGGTATTGGTTTGCTATGTCATCGTTTGCTAGAATGTACACACCACCAAAAGTGACTCAAGAAATGTCTGACTTTTGTTTAGGTTGGGCATTACATGATGAGATAGCACCACTGGATTGCTTACATCATGTTGACAAATACTTTAGAGATTTATGGATCGAATCACAGAACTAGAAAATGAAAACCGCTGGTTGAAAGAAGAGATCAGAAGATTGAGACATCAACTGGCTATGAAAGAAGAAAAACAATGGGCACATCCAAACTCATGTGTCCACAATTCAGACCCCTGGAAAACATGGAAGTCCAACTAGGCATTCTTATTTTCATGTGTATGTTTGGAGTATTTTTATTTGTAATTTCGCTTTTTGAATAATGGTTATATTCATACGACACACAATGGAAAGTTCAATAGGACTTGGAATACTAGGAACATTATTGATAGGTGTTCCTATTGCTGGCATATGGGCGATACATAAGTATGGTTGGGAACATTGGGAACCATTCAGTCATGAACCTCATACTAAGACCATTAAATGACGTAAACGACCCTGTATGGAGTGTGATACTTAGTATCATACTCCTTTTGTGTATGGTTGCATGGATCATTTACTATATACTAGGAATTGATGAGAAAGAATATGGGAGCCATGACACCCCCGAGTCGGAAGAGTTGCTACAACTTCCGAGTGGTAGAGATCAACAGAGTTCTTGACGGAGATACAATTGATGTCACTATTGACCTGGGTTTTGATCTTTATAAGAAAGAAAGAGTCAGAGTTGCAGGAGTCGATACACCAGAGAAACGAACACGCGACGCTGAAGAGAAGGAACTTGGCTACGACGCAACCAACTGGCTCAAAGAGAAGCTCGATGGTGCTATCTCTGGTGATGATGACCTCGTTATTAGGACTGAGCTTGTTGGGGGTGTTGGTAAATACGGTAGACTCCTGGGATGGCTTTATATTGGAGACTCAGAACTCTCCCTCAATGAGCAAATGATTACAGAAGGCTACGCCTGGGCATACGATGGTGGAACCAAGAAAAAGGACTTCGAAGAACTCAGAGAGATCAGACGCCGCAATGGAACTCTCGTTGAGTAACCCATATATTATAAAGTTATAATATCATTGTAAAGCAATCGTTATCAAATCGTAATAAAATTTTACACTATTTTTTGCTACATAGCTTATAATCTGTGTAGCAGAGAGATACAATGATGTATGGATTTTATATGCTGGTAGTGTTCGTTGCCATCTTGGTAGCGATTGCTGGCGTCGATGAAACCTTGAAGATCTTTGCTTACGTAGATCTACAACTTAGATATGCGTTCATCCGACTTCAGATGAAGTGGATGGGTTGGAAACTTAAGAGGCAACTTATTAAGGATACCAACAACTTTGAAAAGTTCCTCAAGGAGTATGACAAATGAACGACAAAGAGATGTCCGATCTTTCTATTGAAAGAAAAGAATGTCCTAAGTGTGGTGCTTTGTGGATCAACGGACAACACTACTGGTCGGGAACAGGAAAGTTAGGAAATGAGTTGGATCTTGCTGGCTTGGTGTGTAATCGCCTTGGTGATGACACTTGTATCAATCCATGCGTAGGCAAGGAAGGTGGTGTCACTTGGGCAAAACGATTGACACAACTAGAGGAAGATTACCCAGAGGATAAATAGTCAGTAGTGATCTGATTGTTGTGGCAACTAGTAATGATGTATATTTGGGCAACCCGAACCTGAAGAAGGCGGGAACCCCAATTCAATTTACAAAAAAGCAAATTGATGAATGGATCAAGTGTAAGAATGATCCTATCTATTTTGCGATGAATTATATTAAAATTATCTCTCTTGATGAAGGTCTAGTACCTTTCAAGATGTATGATTTTCAAAAGGAAATTCTGCAAGACTTCCATGAAAACAGATTCAACATCGCAAAGCTCCCAAGACAAACAGGAAAGTCTACTACGGTTGTCGCTTATCTTCTTTATTATGCAATTTTCTTTGATAGCGTTAATATTGGTATTCTGGCTAACAAAGCTAGTACCGCTCGTGAACTCCTAGGTAGGTTACAACTTGCTTACGAGAACTTGCCTAAGTGGATGCAACATGGTATTCTCGTATGGAACAAGGGTAATGTCGAACTTGAAAATGGATCAAAGATTCTGGCTGCTTCTACATCTGCAAGTGCTGTCCGAGGCATGTCGTTCAATATCCTCTTCCTCGATGAATTTGCGTTCGTTCCAAACCATGTTGCAGAGCAATTCTTTGCCTCTGTTTATCCTACTATTACGTCTGGTAAATCAACGAAAGTAATTATCATCTCCACGCCTAATGGCATGAACCACTTCTATAAGATGTGGGAAGATGCTAGACGTGGTAAAAATGATTATGTAACTAATGAAGTCCACTGGTCACAAGTCCCAGGAAGGGATGCCAAGTGGAAAGAAGAAACAATCAAGAACACATCTCCAAGACAGTTCGCACAGGAGTTTGAGTGTGACTTCCTTGGATCTGCTGACACTCTAATCAGTCCAGCAAAACTACAAACTATTCCTTTCGCAGATCCCATAGCTAGCAATGCAGGACTTGACGTGTATGAGAGAGTCGAAAAGGATCACGAATATATTATTACTGTGGACGTTGCCAGAGGAATTGGTGGCGACTATAGTGCTTTCGTCGTGTTTGATATCACCACGATGCCGTATAAGATCGTTGCGAAGTATAGAAATAATGAGATTAAACCTGTATTGTTTCCCTCAGTAATTTTCCAAGTTTGTAAAGAATATAATAACCCATATGTTCTGGTAGAAGTCAATGATATCGGTGATAGTATTGCTGCTACTCTTAACTACGATTTGGAATATCCTAACGTGCTTATGTGCGCTATGCGCGGCAGAGCGGGTCAAATCGTCGGACAAGGATTCTCAGGAAACAAAACACAACTAGGTGTTAAAATGAGCGTGACCGTGAAGAAGATTGGTTGCGCTAACCTCAAAGCAATTATTGAAGAAGACAAACTACTCTTCAACGACTTCCAGATCTTCCAAGAGCTTACCACATTTGTTCAAAAGAAACAAGCGTGGGAAGCAGACGAAGGATACCATGATGACCTTGTAATGTGTATGGTTCTCTTTGCATGGTTAGTCATGCAAGAATACTTCAAAGAGATGACTGATCAAGATGTTAGAAGGAGAATTTATGATGAACAAAGAAATCAGATTGAGCAAGACATGGCTCCTTTTGGGTTTATTGATGATGGTATGGGTGACGATACCTTCATTGATGCAGAAGGCAATCTGTGGGAATACGGAAACACCCAAGAAGAAGTCAGTTATATGTGGAACTACTAATGGATATTGGGGATCAGTTCAGTCTGGAACATCTTCTTTTCAAAGAGAGGCGATGTAGAACTTGCGGTGTAAAGAAGGACTTGATCTCTGAGTTTTATTTGACACGTAAAAATAAAAAAGGTCATCCATCAGCATATGCATACGAATGTAAAGACTGTACTGTCAAAAGAGTAATAGATAGTAGGAAGAAGCGTGATCCATTCTCGGATTGGGGATATCCAGATTGGTAGTTCATGCATTGTTCACCACCTCTGAACAAGTCAAAAATCTAAATAGATTTAGATAAAATTGATATCTAAGAGGTAAAATACATGGCAAGTCAAGTCTCGCCTGGTGTTGTTATTAGAGAACGTGATTTTTCCAATGCAGTCGTTGTAGGAGCATCTTCAATTATTGGTGCTATTGCTTCATCTTTCCGCACTGGACCTGTAGGCAAAATTGTAAACATTAGTTCTGAAAGAGAACTTATCGATACGTTCGGTACACCAGCTGAGGCTAATGCTGCTGACTGGTTGGTTGCTTCCGAATTCCTCCGCTACGGCGGACAACTCGCAGTTGTTAGAGCAGCAACTGGAGTTCTAAACGCTACCGAATCTGGTAGCGGTATTCTTATCGGTGATAAGGATGCTTTTGATGCTGGCGTAACTTCAGAGAAGTTTGCTGCTAGATATGCTGGTGCTAACGGTAACGACCTTCGCGTTGTAATCATTGACCGTGGTGCTGACTACGTAGTCACCAAGACCGCTCACGGTCTATCAGTTGGTGGTACATACACAGACGGTGCTGCTGTAGGTCACGAGGTTGTTAAGGTAACCGACGATGACACTTTTGAAATCATCAAAGGTTCTGCTGCTCCTACCGCAGGTGCTGGCGAAACCGTAACTGTTTGGGATTATAATTCACAAGCAATCGCTGACACTGGTCTAACCTATAAAGCAATCGCTCCACGTCCTGGCACATCTGCTTTCGCTTCTGAGCGTTTCCTTTCACTCGACGAAGTACACGTTGCTGTTATCGATACCGCAACTAACACAGTTCTTGAAAGAATGACATATCTTTCAAAACTATCTGATGCTAAGACACCCGAAGGTGCTTCAGCATACTGGAAGGATTATGTTAATGAGTATTCAGGTTACATCTATGCTGGTGCTGCTCTCAGTGCTGCTGAAGTAACAACTGCTGGAGAAGATCCTGGTGCTACTGCAGCATCCTACGGTGCTACTTCTGCTGCTCCACTAGAACTCGCAAGAATTCTACCTAGCGCAGGTGGTGCTCTATCTGGTGGTGCTGATGACTACGCATATACTTCTGGCGAAATTCAAGCAGCATATGATCTATTCCTAGACACCGAAGAAACCACTGTTGACTTTGTACTCATGGGTGGTGACGGTGCTGATGAAACTGATACTAAAGCTAAGGCAGCTGCAGTTGCAGCAATTGCTAACAGCAGAAAGGATTGTGTCGCATTCCTCTCACCTTGGTCTGGAACTCAGGTTGCAACTCAGGGTGGTGCTGCTCTAACTCCTGCAGAACAACTAGCAAACACAATCGAATTTTTCGAAAACATTGGTTCTTCTTCCTATGTTGTTCTAGACAGCGGTGTCAAGTACACCTACGATCGTTTCAACGATAAGTACCGTTATGTTGGTTGCAACGGTGATGTTGCTGGTCTTTGTGTTTCAACTAGCACTTCATTAGATGATTGGTTCTCGCCTGCTGGATTAAATCGTGGTGGTCTACAAAATGTTGTAAGACTAGCGTTCAATCCTAACAAAGCACAAAGAGACGATCTTTACACTAACGCTATCAATCCTATCGTTTCGCTTCCTGGTGCTGGTCCTGTTCTATTTGGAGACAAGACTGCACTAGCATCTCCCTCTGCATTCGACAGAATCAATGTTCGCCGTCTCTTCCTCAATGTTGAGAAGAGAGCAAGAGCACTTGCTGAAGGCGTACTCTTCGAGCAGAACGATAGCACAACTCGTGGCGGATTTGCCGCTTCTATGAATTCATACCTCTCTGAGGTTCAAGCACGTAGAGGCGTTACTGACTTCTTAGTTGTTTGCGATGAAAGCAACAATACACCAGAAGTTATTGATCGTAATGAATTTGTTGCAGAACTCTACCTCAAGCCTACACGCTCTATCAACTATGTAACGGTTACTGTAACTGCTACTAGAACGGGCGTCTCGTTTGCTGAAGTTGTCGGTAGATGATAATTAGTTATAGAGAAAACAACACGAGGTAAAAACAAATGGCATCGTCAAACGTAAGTTCATTCCTACAAACTATCGGTCAGGGCGTGAAGCCCAACATGTTCCTGATCGATGTACAGTTCCCACAACCAATCAAATTGGGTACGGAAGATCAAAATCTTACAAATATTCTTTGTAAGTCTGCTGCGCTCCCAGGTTCAAACCTAGGCGTAATCGAAGTTCCTTTCAGAGGAAGAACAGTCAAGATCGCAGGTGATCGTACCTTCGATACTTGGACTACAACCTTCTTCAACGATAAGGACTTCAAACTCCGTGCTTTCTTCGAGCAGTGGGCAAATAGCATCAACACTCACGAGGGCAACACTGCACCTCTCTTTACTCCAGATTCAACCAATGGTTACATGGCTGATCTTGGTGTCAAACAACTTGAGAAAGATGCTTCTGAAGAAGGCGCAATTCTAAGAACCTATACTCTTAAGTATTGCTTCCCAACTAATGTTTCTGCAATCGATCTTGCTTATGATAGCAATGATCAAATTGAAGAGTTCTCAGTTGAATGGCAGTATTCTTACTTCACTGCTGAAGGCGGAACTAAGAGTGGCGTTTCTAACGTTGGTGTAGTCTGATAAATAGTTGAACGCTCAACTATTTGAATTATAATCATGAGTCAGTTATTTGGCTTCCAGATTAACAGAAAGGAGGGGCAGAAGGGGCAATCCCCTGTCCCTCCTTCTGCTGATGAGCCCATTGCCGTAGCGGCAGGTGGGTATTATGGAACATATGTAGATACGGATAATCAAGCTCGCAATGAGTTTGAGATGATTCGTAGGTATCGTGACATGGCAATTCACCCTGAGGTGGATAGTGCTGTTGACGAAGTTGTAAACGAGTTTATCGTAAGTGATGCTTACGATTCTCCTGTTGAAATTAATCTAGACAATCTCGAAGTTGGCGCTGGAGTAAAAAATAAAATTCGTAATGAGTTTGATTATATCAAACGTCTTCTAAATTTTGACAATCGCGCACATGAGATTGTTAGAACTTGGTATATCGACGGTAGATTATTCTACCACAAAGTTATCGATCTAGATAATCCCAAGAAAGGAATTACGGAACTTCGTTATATTGATCCGATGAAGATCAAGAAAGTCCGTCAAAAAATTGACAACACCCCGAAAGACT